ACAAAACAGAATACAAGATTTAATTTCTGGATTTGAATATTTTGGTCTTGGAAACAAAATGGCAGATGATATTCTCTCAGAGAAAGACCTAACAATTCACCAGGAAAAAAGAAAATGTAAAAAAGCATTTTCAGAAAATAGTTTCATACAAGTAGGTGTTAATAATCTTTTGAATGTAATTTTAGGGGATAACCCAGGAATAAAAAGCGAACATAAGATTTTTAAGGGCTTCGCAGAAAAATGGTTAAGAATTTCTAATTATAGAAGTGCAATGAAAAAAGCAATCAAACAAGCACTAATCAACGGGGATGGATATGTAAGAAAAATCAAGGGAGACAAAAGCATAAAATATTCACATATTGAGAACGCAGAAGATATTTATATTGAATGGGATTATAAAGAGGGCAAACCAAAAAGATTTATTGAGAGACTTTATTACTCACAAGGAAAGGCCAAAGAATTAGACCTAAAACAATATACAATAATGATGCCTTGGGGTAAAGAGACAATCCAGGGAATAGCCTACGACCCAAGCGAAATAATCCACTTTCAATTTATGGAAGGAAGATTCGGAATTTACGGAAGAAGCCCAATTGCAAGTGTATTAAATGATATAACCATAATAAACAAAATGGAGAGAAGCATAGCAGTAATAAGCGTCTTCAAAGCAATTCCAAGAAAACTTATTATGCCCGATTCAACTAAAGAAGATGAGATAATGGAAGACAAAGAAATTCAAAAAGTAATAAACACATTAAAAAGTGCTAAAGATTTTGAAAGCCCCGTAGTAGGTAAAAAAATGTCAAGTTTAAACCTGACAGAAAGCGAAGCAATAGACTTAACAGGATACCTTGATTATTTCAAAAGAAAAGTTAGTGTTATCTTAAACCCAGAGTTTATAGTTCACGGAGAATTAACAAATAGAAACACAGGAAGCGAACAAAAACAAATATTTTATTTAAGCGTATTAAGTCTAAGAGGCGAATTCCAGGAAGAAATAGACCAAAGCGTAGAGGAAGGATTATCAAAAACCCTCGCGAATATGGAAGACCAAAACATTAAAGTTCCAAGATACTCTTATGAATTTTGTTTTGGAGAATATGATGTAGAATTAAGAGAAGAAAAAAACAAACGTCTAATGAATGAATGGAATGCAGGGACAATTAAATTAAATGAATACAGACTTGAAATAGGTCACGACCAAGACGAAGAATTAGGGGAGTTTTATAAATGGGAATTAACAAACAGCCCAGAACAAAATGTCGGAGAGAGTATAAAACAATTATCTAATAATGAAAAACTATCAAAAAACAACACCTCAAAATGAAGAAGAAATATATTTCCAAGATACAGAGGAAATCGAGGCTCAGAGAGACAAAACAAAAGAAAATAAACAAAAGAAAGTTTTACGGAGTAAAAGGAAATATAAAAAAATACAGCAATGATATTTTTAAAACCTTTCACGACGAAGATTTATTAAAACAACACCTGGCAACTTATTCTGAAAAATTAAATGAAAGTCTCGTAGATGTTTTTATGCAATATGTTTCAGATTTACATAATAGATTTAATGATTTATTAGATAAAGCCCAAAATAATTTATCTGAGTCTTTTGAAAAAGGGACAAAAAGAGTTATGGACAAAGAAGGAGATTATATTGAAGCTCCAGATGTAGACGCAGAAAGCGAAGTAGATTTTTTAGTCAATGAACAGAAAACATATTATAAAAATATGACCGAATTACAAAGCAAAGCAATAAACAGAGTAGTAAGCAAAGGAAAAAAAGAAGGTAAATCTTATGAAGAAATTGCAGACAATGTAATGAATACAAACAAAAGAATAACCCAAAATAGAGCAAACGCAATAGCCAGAAGCGAGGTAGTTAAATCAAATAATATGGGACAAGTCAAAACTCTCAAAAGTGCAGGAGCAAAAAAATATAATTTTATCCATAGTGGAGACAAAAAAGTATGCCCTATTTGCAAAAATTATCAAGGAGCAAGTGGTAGAGAAAAGATTTATGAGGTAGAAAGGGCAGGGACAAAAGACCACCCATTACCAGTCCAAAACACACACCCGAATTGCTTTTCAGATGATACAGAAGTCTTAACAAAAGAAGGATGGAAATATTTTAAAGATGTAGAAAAAGGAGACCTTATTTTCTCATTAAATCCAAAAAATAAAGAAGTAGGGTGGCAGGAAGCAATAGAAAAAGTCGAATATTATCACAAAGGAAATATGATAAGATTTTATAATGATTATAATTTCGATTGTTTAGTAACACCTGACCATAATTTTTGGTTTTATAAACCCTATCATTCAAACAAACTAAAAAAAGAATATGCTTCAACAATAGCCAAAAGAAAAAATTTTCACATTCCAAGAAAAGGAGATTATAACAGCAAAAAAGAGAAAATATGGATAAACGGAAAAAAATATGACGGAAAAGAAATAATGAGGTTTTTAGGATGGTATTTAAGTGAAGGAAGCACAACCAAAAGAGGAAATTATTATCAAATAAAATTATCTCAAAATAATCCTTCAGATATAGTAAAAGACATAAAATTTATGGAAGATAAGTTAAGAATAGGAAAAGACGCAATTTATCTTTTTGATTATGCTCTGGGAAAGTTTTTATATACTCTGGGAAAATCCTATGAAAAATACCTCCCAGAAGAATTTAAGGAGTTAAGCAAAGAATGTTTAAAAGAATTTTTAAGAACATATTTGAAAGGAGATGGATCTCATAGAAAAGTAAAAGAATGGAAAGGACAGAAATTCAATAATGAAAAGATATATTTGACAAGCAGTGATAAATTGGCTTCAGATATAGGAGAATTGATTATTAAAACAGGAAAATATCCAAGTTATAGTAAAGACGAAATAAAAAAGAAACAGAAATTTAGCAATGGGATTTATGATATAAAACATCCTTGTTGGAGAATAAGAGAATGCTCAAAAAACACTCAATTCATAGAAGGAAAATATGGTAAAAAGGAATGGGTAAATTACGAAGGAAAAGTTTATGACGTAGAATTAAAAGAGTGGCATATCCTTTATGTAAGAAGAAAAGGAAAATGCTTTTGGTCTGGAAACTGTCGTTGTGTTATTGTCTATCACTCATAGAAAACTTTTTATATAATCATAAATTCATAATCACAATGTATTACTTTACGTTACTGGAAATAATAAATGAGGTGAAAGAAGAAATCGACGGACAGAGCCTTATGAATTTGTTTATTGAGAAATACGGAAGCGGAAACAAAATCAATATGAATAAAGCATTAAAAAAACTCAGAAAAGAAGACAAAGTAAATTATAGAAAAAGTGGTAGAAAAATATATTATTCAAAAAAATAATACTCATGAGATTTGTTGATAAGTGATGTCTATAACAAGTTTCCTCTTTTTCTTGTTATGGAATAAGGCTTGCTTGTAGTTCAATTCTACACTTCCCAGGGGGGAAGTTCCCCTGGTCTTTTTTTCAAAAAATAAATAAATATATAAAAGATGGGATTTTATTGAAAGTATGGTAAAAGACAAAGCATTACTTTATGATACAGAAGCTTTTAATTTTGAGAAGGTCAAAGACAAAGATAAAGACGAAGAAAAAATCATAATATCAGGTCAAGCTATGCCTATAGGAAAGAAGTCAAGAAACGGAGTTAATTATAGACCAGAAAGTGTTAAGAAAGCAGTAAAAACTCTTGAGAAAGCACCATTTTTATTCAATCATAATACAGATATTTCTTTAGGTCATATTACTGAAGCAGATTCAAATGAGAAAGGAATAGAATATAAAGCAGATATAGACCCAGAGGAAAAGAATTATTTAAGAAAAGTAGAAAGAGGAGATATAAGACACGTAAGCGTGGGCGCAATGGTTAGTAATCCAGAATTCGACGAGGAAACAGGCGAGGTTACAGTAGATGTAGATGAGTTTGTTGAGTTAAGTGCAGTCCCGGTTCCAGGATTTAAAGATACTTCTTCACAAGTAAATAACAAAATAGAATCAAAAAGCGGAGCATTATACTTGGCAGAAACTTTTGGAAACGAGGAAATGAAAGAAAAATTAAAACAAGAATCACAAAATAAAGAAAAGGATGAAGACGAAGAAGAA